TTCATTACTAAAACCATAGTAACGTTTAACATAATCAAGGTCTTTGATTTTATCTTGTCGGAGCCAGGGAGAAAATCTCTTCTTTTTCCTCAGACTATTTATAAAAAAGTCATACTGCAACTTCTTTGGGAGGAAATGATATCGATTCATCTCATTTGCAAACATAATACAATCAATGTGCCCTGAGAGGCAGCGATTGATAATATAAGGTGCATATTCCTTCTCAAGTGAAGGGTCTTCGTCAATCAGATGCTGCTTCGTCTGATTGATCGAGTTTAACCAGTCCTTCAATTCCATAACAAATTTTTATTATAATTAAACAGTAAAAGTTCTTTTCTTTCTTTTTGCTCTCTCATATATTCACCAACCGAACGCATCGTATAAGTCAGATCAAACTCACCCGTCTTCCAGTTCTTAAAGCGATCTTTAACCAGTTGATCAGAATTATAACTTATTAGTTGATGCATATAACAAGCATCACAATCAGCAGCAAACTTATCGTGATCAAATCCTTTGTGCATTGATCCCTTACGCCCATAGAGATTATCCTTAATATCATAAGGAGGATCGAGATACACAAAAGCACCCATATTTCCATCCAACAAATAGTCGTAGGAATAGTTAGTTATACGCCAATGCTCAATCAGTTTAGAATACGCAGGCAGTTTTTCGATCCCTCGCAGACTGAAGTTGTTTTGGGAAGCTTGTTGTGAAAATGATGAACTCTCCGTGAGACCACTGAAACTACACTTATTGACAATATAGAAAGCCACAGCACGATCAATGCTAGGCAAACTTTGGTCATTGATTTGCTCCTTTGCTTTAAGAAAGAGATCTTTTGCTAGTTCTGGAGTATTATTTGTAGTCTTAAGATCTACCAGTTTATCCTTAATATCAATTCCAAAAATCTGGAGTTGCTGCCAGAAGTTTACAAGAGGTTCATATAAATCATTTACCCAAATATCTAGGTTGGGATATTTTTTAGTGACATAAATCGCAACGCTTCCACCACCAAGAAATGGTTAGGTCTGGAAAGTAGGGGTCCATCTTGACGCAAGCACGGGACTTACCACCAGGATACCTTAAGGCAGTTTTAAGACTCTTTAGACTGGTCATAATCAATAGGATGATACTTCAAATACTCTCTAAAAGTGAGTTTCATTTCTTTCTGCGTCATACCACAATGCTTTGCGGCAGCAGGAACAGTCATTTTAGCACGAAAGAGACCTTCATTTGCTTCTTTCACATTTTCAGGAGTTGTTTTTACTGGGACATCATATAAAGATGCCTTATTAATTTTGAGCAGACCCATTTACACACCTCACAACAATTTGAGTATCTCTAGTTGCTTCTGCCATCTCACGATATCCAGTCCCAACATAAATTTGTCCACCGACAACGGCAACAGCACAAGCACCCCAAAAGATATAATACCACTTGGACTTGACTTGATGTTGCTTTTTCAGTTCATCAAGTTCTTCGTGAATATCTTGATGATGAAACCTCAATGGTTTTTGTATCAGTGCTTTAAGTTTCTTGTTTTTCATTTGAATTCACATTCAACCATTACTTCAGTTAGGCAGGCAAGCATATTTATTTCTTGGTCTGCTACGAAAGCACTCTGATACTGATACTTAGCAAGCACAAGCACAGCAGCAGGAATACTATTGTTTTCAAGGGCGCTGTAAAGAGCATCATAAATACGGCGCAACAATACAGTAGTATCATTGTCCATATTAGCCACCACCCACTTCCGAACTTCAGGGAAGTTCTTTTCTTTAAGGTTTTGAAGGAGATCATTTACAGCGATGTCCGAGAAAGCAGCAAGAATTCCTGAGTCAATTTTGCCCCCCACACTGTACCGTTGACACTCGTTGAGGACTCGTCGCCAATCGGGGAAGTGCTTATTGATAAGTTCTGCAAGTACTCTTTGATCGTAGGAGGAGTTGTACGTCGTTTCCTGTGTTATCTGCCTCATCAATGATGACGACTTTGTGTTTAGCATCTGACGAAAGCGATACGGTCGAAGCGAAGTTTTTCGCATTGTTTCTGACAGTATCGAGGAATCTACCCTCGTCGGATCCATTGATGACATAAACATCTACTCCCAATTCATTACAGAGTGCTTTTGCGACTGTAGTTTTGCCGATACCAGGAGGACCAGCAAGTAGCATATTTGGAATTTCACCTTTATTTAGAAAGTCCTGAAAAGTCTTCTTGGTGCTTTCAGGAAGAATACAATCTTCAATTGTCTTTGGGGCATACTTTGCTACCCACAAAAAATCACTGTTCATAATTTATACCCAATCAGGTTTTTTCAATTCACAGGTAGGAACAATTTCCCACCATTCAGTCCCATCAAAAATATACAACTTATGCGTATCTTTGTCAAGGAAAATGTCGCCTTTATTGTATTTCATACCCATTCGGGTTTACGTTCAGGCATACGAAGATAGTTACTCGCAACCCAAGGCTTAGAAGCAATGTACATTTTATAAGCAGTAAATGTATCAATACTATCATCAAACTTCCACTCTTCAGGCATTGCCCGAGCAAATGGAGTTACATCAGTAATCTTCCCCTTTGGAAAAATGTAATAAGCATCTACAAGAGTCTTATAACACGAATGGACTTTACCATAACGCATTGTATATTCATCACACAAATTCATTCCCCACTTAATCAGCCAATAGGCATTGTGGATACTATCCATTGCCCATTTGGTACAGGGATGATTACGAAACGCACCCTTTTCAGTTCTGTAGGGAGTGTTATCAGTCTTGTACAAAGGACCATAGTTATGACCCCATTTTTCAGATGCCACGATGGAAAGCATTTGACAGCATTCCAATGGCATCTTGACGATGTGCTTATCGGGAAGACAAATTGCACTTTCTGCAGGAAATGGCGATGTGACAAATATATTCATCAGAAACAATACTTGTTTACGTAGTATAGCACCCTTTCTGGTTTATCTTCCAGATAGTATGCTTCAGTTTCATAAACATAATATCCGTTTTTACTTGCCTTTACAGACCTAACAACATCATTAAGTTTATATTGGTCTAATGTTGCATTATCAATTTTGAGAGGTTTTTTCCTACACGCTTGGGCAACGTGAACTGCTTCGTGATAAACAGTTTCATTAATATAGTGTTGTACAGGGCTTATACTATTTTTAATATTATTTGTGCAGATTATGAATTTTGGACCATCTATTCCACCAAAAACTTCTTTATTTCTACAATATGCAGAATTTTCTAGGACCCTATAATTTTTTAGCATAATCTTGCTCATTATCTCCTGCCCAATAGGAGTCAAATAAAGTAGAAATTCCATCACTCAAATGAGGAGTCGGGTTCCAAAGCAATATAATAACAAAGGTTGTATTTGGGATTCGTAAACTGCGACAGAAGTTTAGAAGACACTACCACGTCATAAGCACCAGGAATAATCTTGATGTTTTCTACCTTGAAGTTGAAAGTGAATTCTTTATCGGTCTCACCAACCACAATGGCATATTCGTTCGAAGTATCATTCTTCTTATCACGAACCACCAGTTTAATCACACCATTCTCACCGACTGCAGAAAGGTCGGGGAGTTGATACACTGCTGCTGCCTTGACCAGTTTTTCCAAAGAAGTGCTGTCCAGTTGGAAGCAAACATCCGATGAAGGAAGTTGGATGTCCTTATCAGGTGGAGAGATAATCACATTGGGGTCGGCAAAGAAGTATTTCACACGACGCTTACCTTCTTTGATGCTCAGGTGCGATTCTTCAGTAAAGTCAAGATCGGGGTCTTGATGAAGACTCAGACCATTCAGAAACTGGTTGAGGTCATAAATCGCAAAGTCACGGGGAAAATCTTCAGTAATTTCTGCTTCGGCAAGAATGTTTTTGGCAACAGAAATAGTGCGGAGACGATTACCTTGCTTCACAAGAATAGAGTTGTTGATACCAGCAAAGTTCTTGAGAAGAGCGAGGGTATTGTCAGAGAGTTTCATAGTTTTGTTTTGGAGTTTCATAATCAACGGAATTCAGAGAGACCATTATCTTTACGGGAATAATGTTTGTCAAAGTGAAGCAGTAGCATAGCATAGTGAATGACTTTCATCAAATCACGCTTATTACGTCCATCCTTGTCCCCATAACGAGAACCATACTTTAGGATGTTTGCTTGACAAAAACCTGCTGCCAGTTTCTTTGCTGCCATCAGATCAATTGTTTGAATATCATCATAACCAGATTCATCGCCACAATAATGACCATGATAAGTGCTAGTTACATAATCCTCAACATCATTGAGGATTTTATCTTCGTTGTATTTCCAGAGATGATTTTTAGGTTCAGACATAGTAATAGTAAAAGTTGAATCACTCATAAAGGGGAAGGCACATTTTTACCTTCCCCAATTATATCAGAAAACTTCTGGAGACGCAAATGCGGCACGGACTTCTGCTTCAGAAGGACCAGTGGGCATCTGGAAATCAGCATCAATCTTATCATAAAGTTCCAAAAACGATTGCTTGGTCTCATCATCGAATCGTGCGGTACAAACGTCAATCGCTTTTGCTTTGTTACCAAAGATGCTGTAGGCACGGATGATATGAACCAAGCGGCGAGTGCTGATGATTTCCTCAATACCACCATCGTAGAATGTCTTACGAATCACGTCCGCCCAATCAACCAGACGCTTACAGAAGTCGCGGTCTTCAACACCAAGATCCAGAGCGATACCCTCAAGAATCTTCTGCTCAGTCGCAGGAGCAGGATATGCTTGCTCAAAGGTCACGGGGAAACGCTCAAGGAATGCTTCGTTAAGAACGTTAGTGCCGATAAAGCGACCGTCATCGCTACCCTTACCTTTGGTGTTAGCGGTAGCAATCACGTTGAAACCAGCAGCAGGTTTCACGAAACGACCAATCTTCTTGAGGAAAACACCTTTACCCTCCAGAACAGATTGCAGACACAGAATCTTATTAGAAGCAAGGTCAATTTCGTCCAGAAGAAGAATCGCACCACGCTCCAATGCCTCAATCACAGGACCATTATGCCAAGCAGTTTCGCCATTCACAAGACGGAAACCACCAATCAGGTCATCTTCATCGGTCTCAATGGTAATGTTGACACGAATCATTTCACGTTTGAGTTGAGCACACGCTTGCTCAACCGAGAACGTTTTACCGTTACCCGAAAGACCCGTAATGAACGTAGGGTAAAAGATACGGGACTGAATAATTTTCTTAATATCGTTAAAGTTACCAAACTTGACGAAGGTATCATCTTTATCAGGAATAAGATTTTGTTCCACAGAGGGGAGAGCGGCAGGTGCTTGATATGCCTGCTCCATTTTACCAACAACACTAGGAGTCACTTCCAAGTTCCAACGACCACGACCAGTCTTGTAGTCTTCCAGGCGGCGGGTCACGGTCTGATAATTCAGACCACGAGAAGCACAGAAACCTTTTAGGTCACCAGTGGTAACTTCGGAACCATACAGTTCTTTAATAGACTCAATCAGTTGGGCGTCGTTCACAGCAGACTTGCGAGGCATAATGTAGTTAGGTGGTTTTGTTTAACTGAAGTTATTATACAAGAAAAAAGGGGGCAGTTGAGTGCCCCCTGTGACAGTTTCAGGACTGGACCTGCTGGTTTCGCAATTCATTCAAATAATCCTCACTAGCAATATGAGGAGTGTATCCGGGATAAAACTGGTTTACAACGGCAGTAATTCCCATTGCAGTAATAGCACTATCGCACTTTACCCAGACTTGTTTTGTATCAGATTTGACAACGTGGTCAAATGGAAATTTAGATTTCATTTTTCAACTGTAAATGTTTTGTTCTTAACTTTAGTATCAAACTCACCAGTTCTACCTGGTTTCATACCACCTATTTTAACATTCTTTCCTTTACCTGGCCAAGAGGTCTTTGAAGTACCTTTAAGAGTTGATTCTCCACCCCCCTTACGCTGAATCAATACAGAATCTTGGTCATACTTCTTGCCAAGTTTTTCAATTGCCTTTTTAAACTTTCTCTTACCTTTTTTACCAGGAGTAATGATATGAGATTTTTCTCCTACTTTTTTCTCCTGAGGAGTTCCTGGATTTTCAGTGTATCTTCCAGCAACCTTAGTAGGACCAGGAAGACCTGCACCTCTTACATCTTTTTCAAGTTGTTTTGAACGTGCATTGTTTTCTGCTTTTGATTTGTCTCCTCTCTGAGCAGACATAATTGCCATACCACCCTTCTTTGACTTGCTCATTACACGAGTAAGAGAAGTCTCTTGGATAGAATAACATTCTATCACAAATTCTTGAAATGTTTTCATCTTATCCTAATGTGGGTTTCTTTTTAGAAGACTTAGGGGTTGGAGCAGGTCTTTCAAATTTAGTTCCGTCCTGAACTAATCCGTCTCCATCACGATCAGTCGCATTTTCATTAAAACCCTCTTCTGGAGCAGGTGCTGGTTCTTGAAATAAGTCTGTAAATCTACTCATTGCCTTTATTGAGTTCTATAAAAATATTTATCAAGCAACAAGTTCCACAAACTCTCCAAGAATCTTTTTATTCATTTTTTTGGACTTGAGACTCTTAGCAAAAGCAGACTTGATTTGAGTCTTGGTCGCATCTTCAGCAACTTCAAACTCTGTATCTTGAGAAAGTGCAGTTGCAGAAAGACCAAAATAAGAATGGTAACCAGATTTTTTAATCGTGAATGCCTTTTCTTTTTTCCAAGCACTCATCGCTTTTTCAAGGTCTGGACCATAATAACCACAATATCGACGAATAAAGTTACCAGCGTCACGACCTTCCAGAACACGAATACCGATGAAGTTGATATCAGCAAACTTGTCCCGCAGGTTACGAAGGAAAATATCAGTAATTTGATGCCATTCACAATCCAAAGAATAGGTGTTTCCAGTCTTACGGTCACGCAAGAATGAACCAAACCCAATGCCAGCAGTTCCCAGAAAAGGATTGTCTTCCCAATGACGCTTGACTTCACGGTGATACTTAATACCACACGCTTCACCATCAGTCAAAATCACACACTGAACTTTTTGGAGTTTATTTTCTTTTTGAAACTTAGGAAGAATCTGATGAAGAGAAATCAATGCCTCATTCAGGGGAGTGCCTGAAAGAGAAAGACCCAGAGGAATAGAGTAACGAGCATAATAGTTGCGACCAAAGGCAATAGCAAGACGAAAGATATTTTTCATCTGCTCTTCCAGAGTCTTACTATTCACTTGACTGGTAAGCAAATTCATCATCGAGAACCATTCACCAACCTGAATCAGACCATCTTTCTTTTCATAAGCAAGTTCGCGAAGGTTTGCCTTACCATTCTCACCATAAGAAACCAAAGGATAATCAGTCGTGAAAGCATAGACCTCAAACGGAATTGCAACTTTTTTACAAAACCAGACAAGGTTGAAGAGTTGCTTAACGGTATCCAGCATCACATCGCACATCGAACCAGACCAGTCTAAAACGAATACCAGACCGTGATTCTTACCGGTAGCAAGAGTCGTAACCTTCCTGAAGAGGTCTTCGTTATATTTGTAGGTATGAAGTTTAGAGCAGTCCAGAACACCAGTACGGGCAGTCGTAGCACGGGCATAGGAGTCTGCTGCTTTACGACACTCAAACTCTTTTACCAGATAATTGACTTCCTTTTGTGCCGAACGCTTGAACTCTACAAACTGTTTATCAACTTCACCAAAAATATCTTCATACTTATATTCACTGTCCTCAATGAAAGAATCCCAAGTTTCTTTACAGCGAGAATGAATCTCAGCGTTCGGGACAATAATCTTTTTCAGATTAAGTTTGGGCAGTTCCAAATAGACATTTTCAGGACCACTATTGTTAACAAGATCTTTCAGTGCTTCTTCCAAAGAATCCATTGTCTTCACTTCGGGTTCCTCATTCTTCTCACCACCCCGTTCTTGAGTGGTATCACCCATTTCTGGGGTGGTTTCACTAGAAGCAGAACCTTCCGAAGAATCAGACTCAGGTTGGTCATTCTCACCTTCTTGCTGGTCACTGAAGTCAGAAGCGGGTTGATTATCAGCATCACTTTGCTGGGACTCAAGATTATCCAAAGAAATCTTGGTTTCTTCCTGTTGCTTTTGCTTACAATACTTGTAAAGTGCTTCTGCAGCAATCAGAACATCAGCAAAGGTTTCGGTATCGGCAATCAGGTTGATGATTTCAGTTTCCTCACCACGCTCAATGGGAATATCAATATAGTTTCCAATCTTGAACCACAGGTTAGCACGGTCGGCAAGGTTGTAAGTTTCCAGTTTATCATCACCAATCTGGAAGAAATCATCATCGGCAAGTTCCTTATAACCAGCATAGAAAGTCTTGGCGAGACCAGCGTAACGACGCTTCATCAGTTTCTCAATGCGAGCATCCTCAACCACATTCACAAACTGTGGGGGAATCTTGTGCTCCTTCAACCAGTCTTCATCAGGTGTATAGAGAGCGTGTCCGACCTCGTGCCCCACCAGAAGGTCATAGACGGTGTTGCTG